CCTTTGGAAGATAAATACTTTGCCTTGGCTCATAAATCAGGTACAAGAAGAGTTACAGTCTGCAGAGAATGTAGGAAAGAATACGACAGGCAGTACAGAGAAGCCAAGCAAGAAGAGGAAGTAGGCGACGGTATGTACGAGATAAAAGAAATACCAGAACAAGTACAAAAGCGTAATCTATTAAAAGCATTCAATTATATACACTTACAAGCGTTTGGAGAACAGATGACTGAGATGATATACTGGTGCAAGGCAGATGATTGTGTTCAGATATCTGACGACAACTGCGGTAAATGCAACAAAACTATGGAGAAAATTGGCTTCATAGACTACAACGAGGATGAGGAGAAAAAGTAATGAGTAAGAAAATTAAGGCTAAGAAGTTAAACAATCTACAACTAATAGGAACATTTTTTGTTGACTCAGGTCAAGCAATGATTGGCGATCCATTGTATTTAGATAAGTGGAAGTCCTATGATGATGAAGAAAACTTTGATCTTGAAGACCATGTAAACAGAGTAGGCGAGTACAGTTACATGGGTGCTGCTAATGCCACACTAACTAATGGCTTTGGTACTTTAGGTGATCATGATGCAACTGTATTTTCTACAGGCAATGGTGATGGACTCTATCCAGTCTATGCACAGATTGAAGAGTTTGATGAATGGGGTCCACGAGTATGGGCAGTAGTCATTGACATGAGCAGAGATGGTAGATATGTAAAGGACGACATGTCGCTATGACTATCTTATGGATGTTGCTAACAGCATCAGTAGCATTAGTCTATGCAAGAAGTATCCTTATCTGGACATTCGTAGCATATCTTGTTGGGCCATGGGCATTGTTATTAACATTGCTTGGACCTAAGAAGGGTGCTTGGGAGAGAAGACTGAATGCAGTAAAAGCATTTAAAGAAGAAATAGAAAAGGTTACTACACCATCAGAGTACAAAGACTTTGACACAGTTGATGACTTGATGAAACAATTAGATAGAAAATAGGGGTAGACAAATGGAATGTCAGTTATGTCAGCACCATGCAAAAGATGAGAAGTATCTATGCAGAAAGTGCGAAAGCGTATTAAGAGATCAACTCTCTGACATTCCTACCCTGCAACAAGAATCAAAAGGATTCCTGGTTCCAGGCAGGACAGGAACAGGATCTCGTAACTCAGAAAGATCATTGGGGTTCAATGTGGCAGCGATGGATTACTCTACAGCAGTAGATACTCTACCTATGCTACATAAGTATGAGGCCATGATTCGTAGAGCGAGAAATCTCACGCCACCAGCCCTGCTTAAGAGACAGCCAAGTATTGAGGCAGAGGTTGCTGCAACAGCCCAGTTCCACATTACTCATTTAGGTTGGACCTTACAGCAGGACTGGTCTGGTGAATTTGCGAGGGAAGTCAAAGTAATCCACTCTAAAGGATTATCAGTAACTAAAGCATTCGTAGAGACAACAAGAAGAATCCCATGTCCTACAGAAGACTGTAAGAATAAGGTAGCAATAGACATTGAGAATATCCTTGCTGATGTATTTTGTCTAAAGTGTAAGGGTTCTTGGACCCTATATAGATTGCTACAGTTGGCTATGGATAACCCTGATAAGAGGTTTTACCTTGATCTTGAGGCTATTTGTCTATGGCTAAATATCACCAAGAAGCAGGCACTGAAGGTTATAGATGAGTACGATATACCTAAACGCAATGGTTTATATGACTTATCTACTATGGTAAGAGTAAGGAATGAAGTTGCAAGTTTCTGATTTATCTGGTAAAATAAGAGAGCCTGTACTTCGTGCACCCAAAATCAGGACGATATGTAAAGAGTACCAATCAATCCCAATAAAGGAATCATATGTATAGTATGCATCTTGTAGTAGGTCCTTCTCAAGTCCATATAGAAACAGATGAGAAATTATCATTTGATGGTGTTGAGTCATTATTAAATAGAGGCACCCTAACTGCCCTAACATTACTCAATGCCCATATGGCTGCTGCCTTTAAGTATGATCAAGCAATTGAACAGGATCATGACTGTGAAGAGTGCCAGTTAGAAGCATCTGATATTAATCCAGACTTAGAATAATAAATAATAAATATGAAAAGGTTTAACTCCCCCTGCCTATACTGTGGAGTAATTTCAAGGGGTGGGGTATGCAGGCAGTGCAGAGCAGCGATAGAGTCAAAGGATATAAAAAGACGGGAACGCAATAGGGCATATGATTATGAATGGAATAAACTAAGTAGACTTGCAAGACAAATACAACCATGGTGTTCAAGATGTGGAACAAATAAAGACCTAACGGCAGATCATATTTTAAGTCTGGCTAATGGTGGAAGTAATATTTTAGAAAATATTATGGTTCTTTGTAGAAGATGCAATAGTTCTAAAGGTTAAAATATATTTAAATAAATAACAAACAAGCAGGAAACCCCTGCCTCCCTCCTGGCAGAGAGTGGGTATGGGTGTTTTTCTACGCTTGTAAAATTGTTGTATACCCCGTCTGCCCTGTTCTGTATTTCTCTGCGAAATTACAGAAATAGTATTTTTGTGTATAAATTACGCAAAACGGACATTGGAGAAAAAAATAAAATGACTGCAGGAAGACCACCAAAACCAACGGAACTTAAAAGATTATTGGGCAATCCTGGGCAAAGACCTTTACCAGATTTAAATAATATTACGCACTTGCCCATGGCCAGAGAAATCCCAACACCACCTGATACTCTTGGTGAGACAGGAATTAATCTTTGGAATCGTGCTTGGGGTATGGCTGTTACTTGGCTTAGTCCTGTTAGTGATATTGATGCAATTTCTAATGCTGCATTTTTGGCTGATGCTTCAGAGGCAGCAAGAAATAAATATATGGCTACCCTTGAGAGCAACGATGGTAGAGCCTTTGTCGCAATTAATAAAGCATACACTGATGCGTTAGCATCTCTTGGCTTTGATCCTATTGCGAGATCACGCTTAGGCGTTGCAGAGGTCAAGGCTGCAACCTCTATTGACAAACTTTTGGAAAGAAGGCACAACAGAGCCAATGCTGCTACAATTATTGTAGAGGCTGAATCTGAATTGATAGAAACAGGGGATGAAGTAATAAATGAAACAAATAGCAATTAACGATATAGGAACGGCAGAGGATTTTATGGCTGCCATAGATGCATCCATGAAGACCTTTAAGATCAAGGAGCCAGTATCTGGCACAGTTGTTCAAATTGGTCGTGATGGTGCACTTGTGGATATTGGCGATAAGACAGAAGCCTTTATCCCAAAGACTGAAATATCAAATCGTAAGGATGCCTATATCTATGATGTGCTCCAACTTGGGCAGGTAGTAGAAGCAATAGTCCTAAATAAGAATGAAGAAGGACAGTACATACTATCCCTAAAACAGAATGAAGTAGAATCCATGTGGGAAGATCTTCAAAAGAGTTTTGAAATGTCTTACCCTATTATGGGCAAGGTTGTTAAAATGGTCAAAGGTGGCCTAATTGTTGATATTGGAATTAAGGCCTTTTTGCCTGGTTCTCTAATTGATGTAAATAGAGTTACAGACTTTGAATCATATATTGGACATGAGGCTGAATTCTTAATTCACTCAATTGATAGAGCAAAAGGAAGTATCGTTCTTAATCGCCGTTCACTTATTGAGCAAATGCAAAAGGAAGATAAGCAAATTGAATTTGCTAAATTAGCCATAGGCCAAGTACATAAGGCTAAGGTTTCAGGAATAACTGACTATGGTGTGTTTGTTGAAATGGGAATGCTTGCAGGTCTTGTTCATAAGTCCAAGATGGGCCAATCATTACCTGAGTCCTATACTATGGACCAGGAAGTAGAAGTTGAAATTATAGATATTGACTTTGAAAAGAACAGGCTTTCGTTAGCATTTAGAGGTTAGCATGACTTGGCCTCCAACATATTTATCGCCTGTTTCAGAAACTGAGTTGTCTAACTCTCGTGGTCATGAGGTTATAGACTTTATTGAGACTCTATGCCATTTAACTGAAGACTCTATCGCTGGTAAGACTGGCGAGAAGTTTATTCTTAGACCCTGGCAAAAAGAACTTCTTGTAAATCTTTATGCTGAAAGAGAAGATGGGTTGCTCAAGCACCGTCGTGCTTTGATTGGCGTTCCACGCAAGAATGGAAAGTCAGCCCTAATTGCTTCTCTTGTTTTAGAGCAAATTGTTTTAGGCGTTAATGGTGGTCAGATTTATTCTGCTGCTGCTGATAAAGAACAGGCTCGTATCATTTTCAAAACGGTAAAGAAGATGATTGAACTTGAACCAGAGTTAAAAGATATCTTAGAAGTATACCAAAACACTATCTATAACCCTTTAACTGGTTCTGTTTATAGAGCATTATCATCTGAATCTTTTACAAAAGAAGGTTTAAACTCTACTTTTATTGTTATAGATGAGTTACATGCACAGCAAAATAGAGAACTTTACGATGTTTTATCACTATCTATGGGTGCAAGATTAGAGCCAATGCTGGTTGCAATCACTACAGCAGGCACTAAATATGACTCTGCAGGTAAGGATTCTATCTGTTATCAGATGTACAACAGAGGAATTCAGATAGCAAAAGGCGAGATTGAAGACCCTTCTTTCTTCTTTGCCTGGTATCAGGGTGATGAAAAACTCAATTACAAGGATCCTGAGAACTGGTATTTAGCAAATCCTTCAATGGGAGATATCGTATCTGAAGAGGATATGCTTTCCGCATCATTGCTTACACCTGAATCAGAATTTAAAACTAAGAGACTAAACATCTGGACCTCTACTGGTCAATCATGGATTCCGTCAGACGCTTGGGATGCACTGCTACTTAAGGATAGAGAAATCATTCCTGGAGAAGATGTTATCTTGGCCTTTGATGGTGCTTTTTCAAACGACTCTACTGCTATAATTGCCTGGTACTTAGGTGGAGAAAAGCCACACTTAAAGATAGTAGGCTTATGGGAACTACCAGAGGTAGACCCAGATCCACTTTGGTCAGTGCCAATTGCAGAGGTTGAGAAGACTATTGTTGATACTTATAGAGATCCAAATATAAGCGTCAGAGAAGTTACTTTTGATCCTGCTCGTTGGTCAAGAACATTTATGTTACTTGATGAGGAAGGTATGCCTGTCATATCTTATCCTAACTCAGCAGAGCGTATGGTTCCAGCCACACAGAAATTTTACGAGGCAGTTATGAATCAATCATTTACACATGATGGTGATGAAAGACTTGCCAGACATATATCTAACACAGTTACCAAGACTTCTTCAAGAGGTCTAATGGTAGCAAAGGCTACAAATAAGCGTAAGATTGACGCTGCTGTAGCAGCAATATTTGGCTATGATCGTGCAACAGCACCAAAGCCACCTAAACAACCTGTAGCAAGGTTTCATTCAATATAGGAGCATAATGAAAAAACTAAAGATAGACTGGCCAGTAATAACAGAAGTGACTGGTGTAGGTCTTGCAACATATGGACTTTTCCTAATCTTTCCACCAGTTAGTTTTATAGCATTAGGCTTATTTTTAGTTTATATTACGGAAAAGGAGTAATCGTGGCAATCGCAGGCATATACAACTTTACTCTTGATCAAGGCTCTACAT